TTGCATTATGAAATTAACATTAGATACAATTTTAAGTGAATTGAAGATAACTGGAGAAGTTCTAGCGGTTTTTGGGTACGGCTCTCAAATATATGGTACAGCGACTGAAACTTCTGACCATGATTTTATTATAGTCATGAAAGGTGCTATGTTAGATAATGGTGCATTTAAGAATAATGCAATTTCTAATGAAGATTATTCAATTCAAGGTACAGTATACTCAAGAGGTGGATTCTTAGACGCTATTAATAGGTATGATATAATCGCATTGGAGTGTTTATCATTGGATGATTCTCAAGTGGTATTCAAGAAATGGCCCTTTAAGGTAACCAATTGGAATACCAAAGAAATGATTAAACAAGTTATCAGAAAGGCATCTGATAGTCGTCACTATGCTAATATGGCATCAAAGAATGGTGATGGTGAACATGCAATAAAGAGTATGTTCCATGCTTTGAGGATATTACAATTTGGATTACAATTAAAAGAGCATAAAAAGATTATTGATTTTCAAGCATGCAATAATTTATATGCGGATTTTAAAAAAATACTTCCAGAAAATTTTGATTCTAGAAATTATTTTCGTATCTTTGACAAACTAATGAATAATTTAAAAGAATAATATGACAATTAAAGCAATATTTGATGAAATAAGTAACACAGCTGGTGATAATGCCAAAATGGATGTATTACGCAAGTATAAAGACAACGACTTACTTAAAGAAGTTTTGTATCGAATAAAATCTAAAAGAGTGAAGTTTTTTATTAAACAAATACCTGAATATATTTCATTAAATAGTTCAATCCCAGCTTCATTAGAGTGGGGTTTAAATAATCTTGATGAAATTTCTGACAGAAAAATTAGTGGACAAGCGGCTATAAATCATTTAAAATTCATATTAGAAAGTGTATCACCAGATGATGCTTATATCATTGAGAGAATTATTGATAAAGACCCTAAGAATGGTTTAGGTAGAACCTACATTAATAAAGTCTATGGTGATTTGATTGAGAAAACGCCATATCAAGGTGCTAAATCATATGATGAAAAATTAGCTAAAGATATTTTTAAGAAATATGGTTACGCTTATAGTGACGTTAAAATGGATGGTAGGTATGCTAACGCAATCATTCAAGGTGGTGAAGTTGAGTTAGAGTCTAGACAAGGTGAAACAACTCATATTCCAAGTGACTCATTATTATTTGAGGAATTATCAAAATTCCCTGATGGTGTATTAAATGGTGAGCTTACAATGGAGAATTTAGACCGATACACAAGTAACGGTATTATAGCTTCAATTGTCGATATTGAGGGTCGTGGTAAAATGGGTGATAGAAGTGATGAAGAAACCGCTAAAAAATTAGTGGCATTCGAGAAAAAGCATGGTAGTTTTAAAGAAGCTGTTGATAAAATCAGATATACTGTATGGGATTCAATTACATTAGATGATTATTTTAATAAGAAATCTGATATTGAATATAGACATAGATTGGATTTCTTATTTAAAAAGACTCCAGTTTTAGAATGTGATAGAGTATCAGTAGTTGAACGTAAGAAAGTATATTCTTATGATGAAGCAATGAGTCACTTCCAAGAGATTTTAAATAGAGGTGAAGAAGGTACCATCCTTAAAGCACCAACAGCTGGATGGTTTGATGGTAAGAAAAATCACCAAATAAAAATGAAATTAGAAATGAATATTGACCTTAGAGTTATAGGGTTTGAATATGGTGAAAAAAGAAGTAAAAATGAAAATGTTTATTCAACAATAAACCTTGAATCATCATGTGGTAAATTAAGAACCAATGCTTCTGGTATGACTGAGAAGATGATGAAAGATATTACTGAAAGAGGTGATGAACTTATGGGGACAATAGTAGAAATACGTTGTTGTGGTTTATCTCAAAACTCTAATGGTGATTGGTCAACTTTACATCCTTCAGTTGTTGAATTGAGAGATGATAAAGATACTTGTGATTCATTAGAGTCATGTCAAGAGATTGAAGCAATGGCTAAAGGATTAGGTAAAGAAGTGGGATAATGGGAAAGTTATTTATAATTATTACAATAATTTTGGTTTACGTTATTGGGTATGTAATATCATTAATTACATTGAAGAGGTGTGCTAAACAACTTGGGTTAGACCATTACGATGATAATGATAGAGGGTATGTAATGATGGATGATTATGAATCAAATGAATCAGCTTGGATATCTTTTAGTTTTGTTTGGCCAGTGTTCTGGTTTATAATTGGAATCATTGGATTCTTCAAATTCATTTCAAATCAAAGTGAAAAATTTTTAAATAAATTAAATAATGAAAAAACATAGTGCATTCCCGAAAATCGGGCAATATAGACAAGTAGTAAAAGAAGCTAGAGATAGAGCCGCATACATAGGTAAAGATGAGAATGGTGATGCAATTTTTGACTATTCTAAAGTTGCACCAACCATTAAATTTAAAGGTACTGTGAAACTTCATGGGTGTTTTGATAAAAACTCTTTAGTTACTTTAAGTAATGGTGAAGAAATACCAATTAGTGAAATTAATGTTGGTGATTCTATTTTGAGTTATGATTTTGAATTTAATAGGTTTGTGGATAAAAAGGTTGTAAATACTGAAAACTTTAAATCAAATAAAAATTGGGTTGAGCTAGTATTTGATAATAATTCTTCAATAAAATGTACTGAAGACCATAAAATTTACACAAAAAATAGAGGGTGGGTTGAAGCCATTAACTTAACTGAAGAAGATGTTTTTTTAGAAAATGACCAAAATTAAAGTTAGTTTCATGAAACGCTACATATTTATATTAAAAAGTAAATATGGTAATTACAACATGGTGTGAATTAGTAAATGGTAGGTGGGGTTACTCAAAACACCTATCTAAGATAAAATTTCCGATTAATATGGTTAAATGTGATGATTGTAATCACATATATAATGAAAGGTTTGATAAAACAAATAAAAGGTTTGAAAAAAATGAAAAAGATTTGTGTAAAAATTGTGTTAAAGAGAAAGAAGCTAAAAGACTTTCAGAGGTAGGTAAAAAAGCTTTAAGTAAAATATCAAAAAAAGATAGAACCAAAAATGCTAAATTGGGTGGTGAAGCATCATCTTTGAATCATAACAATTCTGGTAGATTTTCAACGGAAAGGTGGGAGTCTATGAGTAAAAAAGAGCAAAATAAACAAGTAACAAGAGCAAATAAGGCATTACACGATAAATTAAATTCAGATGAAGAATTTAGATTAAAACATTATTTAAAGATTTTTAAAAATTCTAAAATTGGTTTTACATCTAAAGGTCATAATGAATTACATGATTTTTTAAAAGAATATGGATTTAAACAGCACCATGTAATAGATAAACTTGAGGTTGATGAATGTAATGTTAATAGAAAAATCGTTGTGGAATATAATGGGGATTTATATCATTGTAATCCTAGAAAATATGATGGTGATTACTACAACACAGCAATTAAAATGATTTGCTCTGATAAATGGGAAAAGGATAGAAAAAGAACTTGGTTATTAAAAAGAAAGGGATATAAAGTTTTTGTTGTTTGGGAAGATGATTGGTATAAAAATAGGGAAAAAATTAAAAATAGATTAAATAAATTTATTAATAATGAAATTAAAAAAGATAAATAAAATAAAAGAAAGAAGGTCATTTGACCTTACGATACAAGACACAAATTGTTTTTTTGTAAATGACATTTTGGTGCATAATTCAAATGCGGGTATTGGACATACTGAAAATGATGGTATTTGGGCACAATCTAGAAGTAATATTATAACTCCTGAAAATGATAATATGGGGTTTGCAAGGTATGTTGAAGATAATAAACAAGCATTCCTTGAATTGGTTGAACATGTTAGATATGTAAACCATAAGATTAACCCAAACGATACTGTTATTGTATTCGGTGAATGGGCTGGTAAAGGCATCCAAAAAGGAGTTGCAATATCTCAAATAGAAAAGTCATTTTTCATATTTGACGTAAAAGTTGTACCTGAAGATAGTACTAAACCATATCATTTAGCTTCTCACTATTTAAGAGATATTGACCATAGAATTTATAATGTTGAAGATTTCTTATCTTATGAAATCGAAATTGATTTTAATAGACCTGATTTGGCTCAAAATGAATTAAGTGAGATTACCATTGCAGTTGAAGAATTATGCCCCGTAGGTAAAGCTTTTGGTATTGAAGGAATTGGTGAGGGTGTGGTTTGGTGTGCAACGGTTGATGGTCATGATTACCGTTTCAAAGTGAAGGGTGAACGACATAGCGCATCTAAAGTTAAGACTTTAGCTAAAGTTGATACTGAGAAAATAAATTCTATCCATGAATTTGTTGGTTACGCTGTAACTCAAAATAGATTTGAACAAGGTATGGGCATTATTTTCCCTAACGGAGATATTGACATTAAAAAAATGGGTGATATCATTAGATGGGTTGTGAATGATATTATGGCCGAAGAAAAGGATGTTTTAGAAGATAATAACCTCCAATCAAAAGATGTCAACAAATACATTTCAACAAAGGTTCGAGAACTCTTTTTAGAGGAATATAATAAACTTTGATAATAAAACCACCGAAAAGTGGTTTTTTTTTTTGCTAAAAACTTGTTTTTTTCCTTTTTTTGTAGTTACATTGCACAAAGATTATAAAATTATGAAAAACATACAAAACGGAGTTTTTAGATTAACAAAAGATTCAAGCCCAATGGAAGGTGTCGAATTTAAAGCTGGTCAAGAATTTGAACTTATTGGTGGTGTTATTTACATGGGTGGATTCCCATTACAACTTAATTTCCAAAATTTAATAAAAACGTGGATGGATAAAAACCCAACATTATTTGAAAATGATACAAGAGACTTTTAAGAATATGGAAACCGAACATACATTATATGAGTGGTGTTTAGTTAATAATATTAGAATTTTAGATTTAGAAGAGAGTGAGTATGATGAATATATGTTGGATAAACTTAGTCTTGAGAGATTTAAATCTGTTATAGAAGAGTATAAAGTAGTTTATAATTCTACACCAGGAAAACCTGAAAAATTCTTAGAATTAAGAATGTACGGTTTAGTACCATATAACCTTTCACCAATTCAACAAGGAATTCAATTTAATCACGCAAATGATGTTTATAGTCTTGAATGGGGAACGAATAACGAAAAATATGATTGGTTCAGAACTGAATGGATGACCAATATTTTATTGAATGGCGGTACATCTAATGAAGGTCATGAGGTAAGACATGGATTTAAAACTGAGTTATATGTTGGCACAATGCAACAACATTTAGCTGATTTAACATTAAATGGCATCAAGGTTTCAAGATTTTATGAACCTGATTTAAACTCTATGTTAACAGCGATAGTATTTCTTGTTGACGAAAGAGTGTTTAATAAAAATTTATACCCTGATTTTTCACCAATGCCAGCATTAGATTACGTTGGGGATGTTAGTGATGACCAAATAGCTTCATGGGTTAGAGTTAATGATGAGCAATATAATAAATGGGTTGAAAAAGTTGGTGGCCCTAAGAATGTCTTTTTAAGAGAATTCTTAAAAGATAAAAAATTAGCATAAATGAGTAAAGATAAAACAAACAAAGTTAAATTTAAAGATTTAACAGACGAGAATAAGGACTATATTAGAATGACTTATTATGATGAGGAATTAACCCATAAAGAAAAAATGGAAATTCTCACAAATAAATTTGGTGTTGAAGGTAGGACGATAAGAAAATGGTGGTTAGAAAAAATGGACTTACAAAAAGTCTCATCAAAATTACCACCACAATTATTAGAAGCTCGTGATAGAAATCTACCATTAAATACAAAAGTTTTAATGGTAACATCAGCTCAAAATGAAACTCCAATTAACCACAAGCAATTAGCTTCAATGTTAATTTATAAGGATTTTATTACCAATAAGTTAAATAAGGAGACCAATATTGTGGTTATACCAGTTAGGTACCGTAATCCAACAACACCAACGGAAGACCAGAATAAGAAAAAAGACATGTGGTGGGTTGATGAAATAAAGGATAATATCTATTATAATAAAGTTGAATTTGGTGATACTACCATAGCAGCTGACACACATATTTCACCAACAGCTAAAATGCCATTAACTGGATTAGATGCATTGAGTGATGATGGTCATTTGATTTTAGGTGCATTTAGAATTCATTTTAAAACTCAAGCTAGGCTTAGAAATACACCATTAAGAACTATGAGTACGACTGGTGCGATTACTAGGAAGAATTACTCTAGAAGTAAAGCTGGTGACACTGCCGCTATACATCATTCATATGGTTTTAGTATCATTGAGTTGAGAGAAGATGGTACATGCCATATTCCTAGAAATATCTATGTAACTGATGATGGTGAATTTACTGATTTATGTTATAAGGTAACCCCTGAAGGTGTAACTAAAGTTAAAAATGTTGAAGCTATTGTTTGGGGTGATATCCATAATGAAGTTATTGATGAAGCGATATATGAGAAAACCAAAGAGTTGTGTGATATTTTAAAACCTAAAGTTCACGTATTGCATGATTTATTAGATGGGGCCAGATTTAACCCACATGAAAGGTTAGATATGTTTAGCTTACGAAGAAAAATCGTTAATGGTAAATACCTTATTGAAGATGAAGTAGATGAAGCTGTTAAATTTCCTAAAAAGGTATTAAAAGAATGTGGTGGTGATAAAGTGTATGTGGTTCAATCAAACCATGATGAATTCTTAGATAGACATATCAACGATATGAATTGGAAAAGAGATTTACATAATTCACCAGCTTATTTGAAATATGCAATGATTCATCAAACTATTGATTTAGAGCTTTATGGAAATATATTTGGTTATTTACTAACCGAAAAATATGGTAAAAAGAAAAAAGTTAAATATCTTAAATTCGGTGACCACTTAACTATCAAAGGTTTTAACCTAGCTATGCATGGTGACCATGGTACAAATGGTTCTAGAGGTAATATAACGCAATATAAGCGTATGAACTTTAAAATGATACACGGACATAACCACTCACCTATAATAATGGATGGTGTGACTTCTGTGGGTCTTACAGGGCATGTTAAACAGTTCTACACTAGAAAGGGTGTTAGCACTCACGCATACGGACATTGTTTGGTTCATGAGAATGGAAAACGTCAATTATTGGTGTTTGATGATAATGGAGAAATAACAGATTTAATATGAAAGCTAAAATAAAAATTTGATTTTTTAAAAAAATTATTGTATCTTTGTATTGTGAATACAACATTTAAAATAAAAGGTAAGATAGTTTTTGACCCACCAGACATCACTTCTAAACATAAGAAGCAAGCTGATTGGAAGAAAGTCGCATTTGTAGAATTTGATGGTGACATCAAAGCTTACTACAGATGGTTTGTGAAAAAAAGATATAATCTTATTTTAGGAGAATCAATTAGAAAGGCTCATGTAACATTTATAAACGACAGTCATAGAGATATGGGTGATAATGTTAAGAAATGGGATGATGTTAAGAAGAAATGGGATGGAAAATCAATTGAAGTTAACTTATCAGTTGATGTTAGGTCCGATGGTATCAATTGGTGGTTGGTTGTACCAGAAGAAGGTAGGGAAGAGTTACATGCGATTAGAGCTGAATTAGGGTTAGGTAGACCTTATTTTGGTTTACATATGACATTTGGTATCGCTAGAGATGCCAAAGATGATGATTTTGAAGGTAACGGTGTGAGAGCTGTTAGACAAAATGAAGAACATTCAAGATACATTCTTGGATTAATAGATAAAGGATTGATAACATGAAAAGATTTAGATGGAATTTAGGGGTACTTATTTTAAAAATAGGTTATTGGATTAGACAAGAAATCCCACAAAAACCTTATTTTAAGAAATGAGAATAAAGGCGATATATAAGAAAAACCTTAAAATGCCTGAAGGTAAGGTTGCAGCGCAAATAGCACATGCAGTTAAGAATCTAGGTATAACACCACTTGATTCAGATATAGTTGTTTTAAGAGTTTCTGATAAGAAATTTGATGAATTAGTGGTTGAGCATCCAGATTGTTATGTACAAGTCGATAAAGGGCTTACAGTAGTTGAAAAAGGTACTGCAACAGCTGCCGCTTGGATAGAAAGTAAGTAAAAATACCCCATTTGTTGTGTGGGGTATTTTGTGTTTTAGGGTAATTATCTCTTATTTAATCTTTTGGATTAACTCTTTGATGACTGCATAGTTGAAATATACGAATAATCCCGCACAAGCTCCCGCTAAGAAAGTCCCAAGACCACCTCCAATAAAAATAAAAGAACCAGCACAAGCTCCCGCCCATCCTAGATTTCCTAATCCTGTGGCTTTAATCCACTCTTTAATTTTGTTTACCATAATATATTTGTTTTTTATATATATAAATATGCCGAAAATTTGGAAAATCAGACAAAATGTAGTATAATTGCGTTAAGAAACAATTAAATTACAACAAATTAAAAAAAAAGTGGGGATTTCATTTGGTAATCCCAGATTTTATTTTTATGGTTGTACCAACACCTCATGATAAAATATTAGAAAATAGTAGAAAAGATTGTAGTTGTAGTAATGTTAAGACCGAAAGGTTTATGTATATAGATGCAATTAAATATTAAAAATTATTTAGTTATTTAAAATAATTTACATACCTTTGAAGAGTTAATATAAAATTTTTTGAAAATGATTACTAAAGAAAATGGTTTAAGGTATGCAAAATTAGTCCATGTATCAGTTGATAATGGGTTAACATCTCAAAGTAATAAGGTGTATATAATGGAAGAACAACCTGATGGTAGAATCAAATGTGATTATGGTCGAGTTGGTAAAGATTTAGTGACTGTCTACAAGCGGTCACACGAATGGAATAAAGTTCTTCAAAGTAAAACAAACCCTAGAAAGGGTTATCAAGATGTTACAGACCTTATTGCTGAAACCACAACAACCTCTTCAAATAGTACATCATCAAAAACAGCTGATATTAAAGATAATCAAGTAAAACAATTATTTGATGATTTAATGGCTTATGCAAATAAATCAATCCAAAGAAACTATAAGGTTACACAAGATGCTGTAACTCAAGCACAAATTGATGCCGCTCAAGAAGTTTTAACAAAAGCTTCAGGATTGGCTAAAGTTGGTGTTGATGTTAAAGAAATCAACGACTTATTAATAAGACTGTACACCATCATTCCAAGAAAAATGAAAGATGTTCGTGATTATTTGATTGATGCTGCGGATGATAAAGATGATTTAGATAAGATAAAAAACTTCTTAGCTAACGAACAAGATACATTAGATACAATGGCTGGTCAGGTAAAACTTATTAGTCAACAAAAGGGTTCAACCATTGATGATGATTTAGATGGTGATGGGGAAATTACCTTATTAGAACAAATGGGGTTAGAGGTGTCTGTTGAAACTGACCCTAAACAATTAGAATTGATAGATAGATTGGTTGGACCAACTAAAGATAGACTTAAAAAGGTTTATAAATGTGTTAATAAGAAAACACAAGCTGTATTCGATAAACATTACGGTAATGCTAGATTTAAAGACAGAAAATTATTCTGGCATGGGTCTAGAAATGAAAATATTTTTAATATAATCCAATCAGGATTATTAATTAGACCTTCAGGTGCAGTTCATACGGGGTCAATGTTTGGTGATGGAATATATTATGCTAATAAGGCTCAAAAATCATTAGGTTATACTTCAGTAAGAGGTTCTTATTGGGTAAATGGTAGTTCTAATAAGGGTTATTTATTGTTATATGATGTTTATCATGGAAAACAAAAAGATATTTATAAACATGATTCTAGTTGTTACTCATTATCTCAAAAAGTAATGGATGATGAAGGTTATGATTCAGTTTATGCACATGGTGGAGCGGATTTAAGAAATGATGAATTCATTATTTATAACCCAAAACAGTGCACTATTAAATATATAATTGAGATAGTCTAAATTATTTTACGCTCCTTTTTATAAAAATTTTAATAGAGATGTTAAGAATGTTTATTCTATTGATAAAATTATCAAAAAATATATCCCCAAAGAAGAAGAAAATGAAATAAAATTTAAGATAAAATCAAATAATAGTAAAAATAGGCGTGAGACTGAAGAAAGTAAAATTAATCGCTCTAAAGGTCAGGTAGGTAAAACACTTTCTGAAGAAACTAAAGAAAAAATAAGGTTAAGTAAATTAGGTAGTAAACATACAATTGATTCTAAAAATAAAGTAAAAAAAAATAATAAACGAACTATTAAATTTAGTAGGATAGAAATAAAATTTATTTTAAAATCAATTAAAAATAAAAATAGTAAGAGAAATACAATATCTATTTTAAACGATAAATTTGGTTATAATATAAATTTATCTAGTACTAGTGTTATTGATAGAGTAATTAAAGATTTTACTAAAAAATTTGGTAGTTAATTTTATTTTACGTATCTTTGTAGAAAATATAATAAAATGAAAAGAGAATTATCGGATTTAGAAAGAAATGAAATCGATATCAATGTAGTTGGTTATTCAGCTACAGGTAAAAGCACAATTCAATATTTAATTTAATAAGTTTTAAAAGACTATGGTTTTAATGTTGTAGTTCGTAGTAATGACCATGAATGGATTATATCCCAACCATATAGGGAATTAGAAAAAAGGATGGATATTGTAATAAAAAGTAATAGAGTTATTAATATCAACGAAGTACAAGCCGTTAAAAATATTAAACAATAATGGATGGATTAAGTGATTGTGTAGAAATTAAAGAACCAGTAACTGTTGGTCAAGAATTTATTGAATGGGCTGAGAAGTATTGGTTATTAGATAAATTAACAAAAATCGACACTCCTGATAATTTTGCTGGTGAGGTTTGTGATTATCAGTATATGCGTAAAATTTTCATTGAAAAAATAAATGGTATTATCAATACTAGATTAAGAAATTAATAATTTAAAACTTAGAAATCATAGGAGGTAGAGCACTTAAAAACACCTTTACAAGAAGGTACGAAAGACAAGAATTTGAAGATATCAAGAATGAAATTTTTGATGTTCTTTCAAAAACATTCTTAAGATACGACATACCACGATTCTTCGCTAAGAAAGAAACGTTTGGTGATATCGATATCATTATATCAATGGATGGTTTTTATGGTAACATGAATGACTATATTGATGCAACATTTAAACCAAATGAAATTTTTCATAATGGTAACGCATGGTCATTTGACTATAAGGAGCTTCAAGTGGATTTCATTACATGTGCCGATGAGGATTATGATTCTAATTATCACTACTTAGCGTTTAACGATTTAGGAAATTTTCTGGGAAGATTGGCCCAATCAATTGGATTTAAAAGTGGTCAAGAAGGGTTATGGTATAATTATTTTAGTGATGCTAATACCAAAACTAAAATTATGGTATCAAAAGACTACCCTAAGATTTTTCAATTTTTAGGTTTAGATTACCAAAAATGGTTAGATGGGTTTGACACGCTTGAAGATATATTTGAATATACAATGACATCATCATTATTCAACCCTGAAATGTTTCAATTAAGTCAATTAAATAAGATTAACCGTGAGAGAAATCTTAAACGAGCATCTTATATGGCTTTCTTAGATTACATTGAAGATAAACCAGCACATCCTGAGTATAATGAGAATGTGGTTAAATATGCTAAGAATAATATTATTGAGGTTATTAGAAGTTGGTTTCCAGAGGCTAATATTGATATAAGATTAGCTGAAATTGAATATAAAGCTGCCAAGAAAAAGCTGGTTAATATGAAGTTCAACGGTAAAACCGTAATGGAGAGATATGGTCTTCAAGGTAAAGAATTAGGTGAAGCTATATATACTTTTAAAGATTATGTATGTACTGTGTATTATGGTAATGATTTTGATGATATTATAGTTGATAGTGATGTAGAATATATCTATGCTTTATTCGAACAAGCCAACAATATTAAATAAAAGGATTGCCTGATTGCTCCAAAAACTCGAAATTGTTATGTAAAGATTGACATTCAGAAATAAAATTCTGGATGTCTTTTTTTTCTAATACAAACCATTCACCCTTCAATCGCTTGGTTCCATAACGCTTATGCAACGCACCTTCAATTTTATTATTGTATTTAGATTCAAATTCAGCCACAACATCAATCACATCACCATTTCCTGTCTGCAAATTCTTGATTCTCTTTTTACCGTTATATTTGGTAATACCAATCTTATATTGGTCATTGTTGTTCGTTAATAAATAAATTACTCCCATATTTTAATTTTATGGAAATATGGAAAAAATAATCCATTAAGTAAAGGTAAAACTTTGATTTATCATTAATTTTTAGTATATTTGTACTATGAATAGAATGTTTGCTACATTTGATAGATTCATCAACTATCAAACCGTAAGTCGGAGATTGGTTTTTAATAATTTAGTTAATGAATTGGGTGAAAAAATCGATGGTGAAGTTTATATTGATAACCAAATGGTTATTGCATATATGAAGTTGAAATTTGGTGATAGGTACTTCATTAAATTTGGCGATATCCAAGATGGGGTTCTGATTAATATTAGTGAAACCAAACATATTAATAAAAAGGTTAAATGCGACATTTTCAGACGTTTTAAGGACGAAATGCATTTTATTGGTGGCAAACATCAAGGAAAGAAAGATAGTGACTTAGATGAAGCTGAATTGAGTAATTATTGCATCTGGTTGGCCAGACAGTCATATAACGAAGCAACAATAAAGAATTGTTTAATAATATTAAAAAAATTACATGGATAAGCATTTAAAAGAGTATTTAGACGAAAAATTAGACCTAGAGGAAAGATTAAGAATGTTAAATGTTATTATAGAAGGCATTCAAGATAGATGTAATTATGACCAACATAAGGATAAGGATGGTAATGGTTATATGACACTCCAATTTAATACAGATGATAGGCGTTTTATAAAATGGAGCGTAAAACCCAT